TAGCATCTTCCTAGAATCAGTCATTTCACCGGTACTAGAATTATACTGTAGTTTATTCTTGTGTCGAGCCATCATATCACGCAGATATTGTTCTGCCTTGTTCTTCGGCAAGTTACCTACATCAATATAAAAAATTCTGCGTTCAGGTGCTCTTGTTAACGTATAAATTACAACAGCATCTTCTAACATTCTTAACTGGTTTAAAGCTTTACTCGCTGGGTGTAAATGAGATAGTACTAAACTATTATTCTCATTCATTAATCCCGAAGTAACTCGAGCAATTGCATCCTTAGCAACTTTAATTCCTGACGTACTACTTGAAGGCGAACTTCCGCTGCCCGTAGTAGTATTCTGAAACCCAGACTCTGAATACATATAGTATTCATTTTTAACTTTCTTTACAGGTACACCTGAATGTGGATCCTTTCCTTTCTTATCAACTTCTCGTATTAACTTTAACTTACGAGGATCCACATATCTTAATTCGATTACACCCTTCTTAACATCTAAAGGGTCAATAATAATATGATAGTTTAATCTGCCATCAACATAAAACTTTTGAAACATGTCGTATGAATTATTCGTAAAATCAAATAACGCAAGGACTTGGTCAAACTCTTTAACAATAGTCTTCTTAACTTTGTCTGATAGATCTGTTTCTCCTAACGAGATATCAACAACTCTATCATTTGTATCAACACTAATGGCTTCGTTAACTATGTCATCAACAGCCTGATTAATCTCAGGTTGCATTGCCATAGACCGATATTTGGTAATAAGGTCGGACTCTGTTTTAGCAGAACCTTCCATATCCAATATCGTATTATAAAATCCACCGAGCGCATTACCAACGGTAATCGCACCATCATCATTAGAGGGTTCAGCGAAACTAACTGGTAGTGTAGTCTCCTCTTCTGCCCTCTTTATATCAAAGCCAAAAATTTTCACAATATCATCCTATAATTAATTATGTAGTTGGAATACCGGTATTGCCTTCTACTTTCCAAAGATCGTATGCAAAGGTAATTCCGAATTCCTGAATCTGATCGTTAGTATCCCAACCCATAGCAATCTGATCCACACTCGTTGGGTACAAGCCTTCAAACACATATGTACGAAGTGCGTCACCATTCTTACTATATTGAGTAATCAACGCATTCGATTTATAATCCTGAGGTAAAGCACGGGTATTAGAATCGTGTGAATTAATTGCATTCATCCACGCTTCCATTGCATTCCGTACTAAGAAATCCTCATCATTAATACATGTGACTGTCCAATCTGCAAATGTTCTGTCACCAGCATAATTAATTTGTCTTCCAAAATATGGAACAGTGAACGAACCTACCGTAGAGGCAGGCAGTCCGGCTGTTTTAATCATGAAAGGCGCTTTAAAGTCTGCACTTGGATCAACAGGGTTTAAAATTTGCACTTGGAAAAGGTTGGCCCGAGCACCACCACCAGATAACTGGGATTTGAACTCATTTATATTAAACGCCATCTCTAATTCTCCTTTATTTAAAAATTATTTATACTGTTAGAGCGATCCAACAATTTCTTCAAATTCAACACCTGATCTTGTAGCAACAAAGGTTAACTCAATCACATTGATTGAACGCGCAGGCTTAATGAATATATTCGCTCTGAACTTGCCTTGGTCAATGACCGCTGGTGTATTAACTGTTTCGTCAGATACAACCCTGAAATCAACAATGCCTCTTTTACCTTGAATATCCCTTAAGAATGGTTCTACAATTCCTTTGAATTGAGCTTGAGTAAACTCGTCATTCAATTCGAAGAGGAATGATTGTGCGGCATTGGCAATCGCTTTCTCAACAGCAATAAACAATCTTCGTACGTTCAAACTATCAAACGCGCTGTTCTGCCCAAATCCTGTCTTATCACCGAATAGTACAATTCCTTGTCCTACCTGTGCCATTACCGGATTAACTTCATTGCTGTATAACTGATCTCTTTGACTCTTGTTAGGGTTAAAAGCAAGTTTTACAACGTTCTTAATTACACCTTTACGGAATCCTGCTGGAGATTCAAAAGGTTCAACTCTTGAAGCAAGACCAGCGATATCACCGTTAAGTGGTGTGTATCGGTATACATCGTTATATCTGTCGTATCTGTATTTGTAACCAGAATCAATTACTGAATAAGAAGAAGTAGGTAAAGAATTTCTAAACGCAATTACGTTGGCTAACATTTTTTCTGTCTTGCTTTCATCAACAACGTCTGATTTAGCAGGACTGATAAACGCGATTGCGTCTTTTCTGTAATCTGCAATATTTGAGATCAAATATGTACCTAGGTTACCAGCATCATCAGATTTACCACCAAGTACGAATGAAACATCAATTTCGTTTGCTGATTTAAACAAATCGTAACCTGCGGCAAGATCAGCTAATGTTGCTAGTGATTCTGTTCTACCTGCTGTTCCTGATGCCAATGATTCGTATTGTGAAGTTTGAGATGCAAAATGAGCTGTATTAGCAACCTTGACCCAACCTGACTCTTGATCAATTACTTCTTTATAGTAATTTGTTTTACCACTTGACAGTTTTGTACCAACCGTAGTAGATACATCACTATAGATCTCGATTGCAGCTCCTGCAGTTCCAGTAATTGCCCCATCTTCGTCTAAAACGGCGATGTGATAGTTACCACTTGCTGGCTTCTTACCACCAAATAGGTTTGAGTATGCCCACTTTCTTGTGATGGTGAGATTATGTAAACCAGACTCTGCCAATAAGTATGAACCACCAAATGTTATATCGTAAGCATAAGCTGTTATTAGTGATGTGTTTGCAGTTACTTCACCTACCGAATCTCTCCATTCTTCAGTGATAGTACTGACAGACAATTCTTGATATCCAACTGAATCGTTACCGATTACAAAGATATCACCAGCATTTGTTGTTGTGATTCTGTTAGCAGGTGCTACTTCGAACTGGGTGTTACTTGCGTTAAATGCAATTGTTTGTTTGGTTGCGAGTATCTCTGCGTTTGGGCCAGTAATTCTGTTTTCAGGAATTATCTCAAGAGCTGCTACTGAACTCTCAAAATTACTCTCTTTAACATACGCTACTTCTAATGAATTACCTAATTCACCAGCATACAATGCATCAAACGAACCAGCGGTTCCGCTGGTGACAACGTTGTTTGCGTTATATAAACGTGAGTCAGCTGTTGCTGTTGCTGCGCCATTGTTTGCACGCGCGACCCATAAAGCATTTGCATATGAAAGATAATCTGCTGCTACAAAGAATGTTTCATAGTTATCATCATCGGGCGTACCGAATCTAGAAACTAATTCATTCTCTGAAGAAACAAGTACTGCTTCACCTACAGGACCCCATCTAAACACGCCGGCGATTGCTGCTGGTGGTGTTGCGATGGCAGGTACCGATGCTGACGCGTCCACCTCTCGAACAATTACGGAAGGACTTACGGAAAAAGCCATATTATTCTCCTTTAATATTATCTAATTAAATCTTTTGTTACTAATTAATAGTTATCACAGTTTTATTTATAAAAGTTCGCTGTTTGCGATTTACCATCCTACATCAGGTTTATATTCGATCCACCCATGTTCATCGGGTATATCGTCAGCACCTGTATCAATAAATCCAAACGGTAACAATTCTTCATCAAGCTGTTGTTCTGTTTTTTCTTTTAATTCGGCTAAAGTATTGATATCCGTTAACTCTCTAAAGAATCTTTGGTCGGATAGCCAAGCAAACAGAACTAACGTCATTACCAAATCATCATGATGACCTGACTCTGCTTCGTAAGAATTGCCTTTTTTACTAAATCGTGATAACTCCTGTATTGTATTATAATCTTGTAGTATTAACTGATTTTGTTCAATTAATAGTTTCAATATAGAACAACCTTTTGATTTTACACTTTTGGTTGTTCGTATTCCATGATCTGACCTCTTCCCTCCAAAATTTGATACTTGTTTCCCGGCTCGGCCGTGGTTTTCAGTAAAGAGAAGATTTTCATAGCCGTAATCCATAAAGAGTACATCGGCAACTTGCTCGCCAATATCGTTAATTTCTATTAACACTGCACTCTCATTGTACATCAGCCCTATTCTATATATAACGGAGGCAAAGTCTACTGGACTTATGGTATTATCTTTATAGACGCATACTTGTTTGTATGGCATCTCTGTTGTATCTATTACATTGAACGCAGAATAGTCAAGTCCTTTACCTCTTGACACATCTACTATCATAACATATGAACGGTCTGGTTGTACCGTTTCATATTGTGTAATACCTTCGCTTTCTGCGATTGGTCTCGAAGGAGCAAGTTCTTTGAGTTTGGCACCACTAATAAGTGTACCTGAGCTTCCTAAGAACTGACAACAGTATTCTTGTTCAAACTTTTCATTATCAAAATCTAATGCTTCGAGAGTTTCCTCTTTCCACATTTCATCTCGTCCAGGAACATCGTTCCACATAACCTCAACGTATTCATAACCATTTGTACCTTCTTTAGCACCCTTACAGGTTTTCCAA